GGTAGGAAGGTTAGAAACCTTGTGAACAGCAAAGACTACAAGAAGATATTTCCTGATGTCAGTTTGCAAGCAGATAGCAAAGCTGCTGGTCGTTGGAATACCAACAAAGGTGGCGAATACTTTGCAATAGGTGTAGGCGGTGCGGTTACTGGTAAAGGTGCAGACTTATTGATAATCGATGACCCTCATTCAGAACAAGAGGGTGCGAGTGGCGATGTCAATGTATTCAATAGAACTTACGAGTGGTATACATCAGGACCGAGACAGCGTTTGCAACCGAATGGTGCTATCGTTGTGGTAATGACAAGATGGCATCAGCGAGACCTTACTGGTCAGGTTATAGATGCTAGCATAAAGCGAGGTGGTGCAGACCAATGGGAAGTAATAGAACTCCCAGCCATCATGCCTTCAGGTAATCCATTGTGGGAAGAGTTTTGGTCGCTTACAGAATTAGAAGCTTTGAGAGCAGAACTGCCTAATAGCAAATGGCAAGCACAGTATCAACAAGACCCTACAGCAGAAGAGAGTGCCTTGGTTAAGAGGGAATGGTGGAAAACATGGGAAGGCAGAAATCCACCAGACTGTGAGTTTATAATACAATCTTGGGATACTGCCTTTATGAAAAACCAGCGTGCTGACTATTCTGCTTGTACTACATGGGGAGTGTTCTATAAAGAAAACGATGAAGGGATGCTAGCACCCAATGTAATATTGCTAGATGCCTATAAAGATAGGCTAGAGTTTCCAGAGCTAAAAGTTAGAGCTATGGATAAGTATAAAGAATTCAAACCCGATGCTTTCATTGTTGAGGCAAAAGCAGCAGGGATGCCTTTGATATTTGAACTGCGTGCTATAGGAATACCAGTACAAGAGTACACGCCAAGCAGAGGTAACGATAAGATTTCGAGAGTAAATGCTGTATCAGATTTATTTTCATCAGGAGTAGTATGGTGTCCTGAGACTCGTTGGGCAGAAGAAGTTGTCGAAGAGTTTGCAGGATTTCCTAATATGGAACATGATGATTTAGTTGATAGCAGCACGCAAGCTCTGTTAAGATTTAGACAAGGTGGTTTTATTCCTTTGGATAGTGACGAGGAAGAAGAACCATTAGAACATAATAAAGTCGCAGACTATTACTGAGGTACTAAGTGGCAATAGAAAGAGATAACCCAGCAACTCCCATAGCTGGTACAGACGAAATGCCTGAGCAAGAAGAATTATCAATCTCCATAGATAATCCTGATTCGGTAGCAATAGCTACCGATGATGGAGGGATGATTATAGATTTTGAGCCTGATAAACAAAACATAATGGCTGAGGACTTTGATTCAAACCTTGCTGACTTTATGGATGAATCAACCCTGAATGAATTAGGTGGTGATTTAATTAGTCAGTATCAAGCAGACAAAGACTCTCGTTCCGAATGGGAAGAAAGCTATGTCAAAGGTTTAGACCAACTAGGTTTGAAGATTGAAGAAAGAACTACACCTTGGGCAGGAGCTTGTGGTGTATTTCATCCAATGCTAAGTGAAGCAGTTATTAGGTTTCAATCGCAATCTATTGCGGAGATGTTTCCAGCACAAGGACCAGTAAGAACAAAGATTGTTGGTAAGCTTACAGAAGATAAAACAAAGCAAGCTGGTCGAGTTCAAGATTATCTTAATTATCTTTTGACACATGAGATGTCAGAGTACCGAACCGAAACAGAGAAGATGTTATTCTCTTTACCTTTAGCAGGTTCTGCATTTAGAAAAGTTTATTATGACCCTAACTTAGAAAGACCTGCTTCTATCTTTGTACCAGCAGAAGATGTTGTAGTTAATTATGGTGCAAGTGATTTAGAAACTTGTCAGCGTGCAACTCATGTAATGCACAAATCATCTAACGAAGTTCGTAAGATGCAAGTAGCTGGATTTTATCGAGACATAGATATACCTGAGCCAGCAGATAATCAGTCAGATATACGCAAGAAGTATGACGAGATGACTGGCGAAAGTAGAACTTATAACTACGATGATAGGCATACTATTTTAGAAATGCAGGTAGACCTTGATTTAGAAGGTTATGAAGATATGGTTGATGGCAAACAAACTGGGATTGCTTTGCCTTATGTTGTATCTATTGATTTTCCTAGCGGTCAAGTATTAAGTATCAGAAGAAATTATTTTCAGGATGACCCTAAGAAACTTAGGCGTATGCACTTTGTTCACTATCAATACCTGCCGGGTCTTGGTTTCTATGGTTTTGGTTTGATACATATGGTTGGTGGTTTAGCTAAATCAGCAACCTCAATCTTAAGACAACTTGTAGATGCTGGAACATTATCTAACTTACCGGGCGGTCTTAAGGCTAGAGGTCTTAGAATAAAAGGCGATGATACTCCTATCATGCCCGGAGAGTTCAGGGATGTTGATGTTCCCGGTGGTGCTATTAGAGATAATATAACCTTCTTACCATACAAAGAACCATCAGGAACTTTGTATCAACTATTACAAAACATTGTGGAAGAAGGTAGGCGTTTTGCTAGCATGAATGATATGAAAGTATCTGACATGAATAACCAAGCACCAGTAGGAACTACCCTTGCTTTACTAGAAAGAAACATGAAAGTTATGTCAGCAGTACAAGCAAGACTTCACGCTTCCATGAGAAAAGAATTTGAAATCCTTGTAGGCATTGTTAGAGACTTTACCCAGCCTGCATATCCATATGAAATGGATGATGATGAATTTATTAAGGTAGAAGATTTTGATAACCGAGTTGATGTATTACCAGTATCTGACCCTAATGCTTCAACAATGGCACAAAGAATTATGCAGTATCAAGCTGCAATGCAGTTAGCTACATCTGCACCACAGATTTATAATATGCCTGAGCTTCATAGACAAATGCTCGAAACACTTGGCATAAGGAATGTAGAAGATATTATTCCTGACACAGATGATATTAAACCAGTAGACCCTGTGACTGCAGTACAGAATTTAATTAATGGAAAACCTGTGAAAGCATTTAGCTTTCAAGACCATGAAGCTCATATTGAAACTATTGTGGCTGCACAACAAAATGCAGACATACTTGAACAGCTTGAAGAAAGTCCAAATCAAAATGCCATCCTTGCTAATGCAAGTGCATATGTGAATGAGCATTTAACTATGATGTTTAGAAAACAAGTAGAAGAAGAAATGGGTATACCACTTCCACCTGAAGGAGAACCTATACCTCCTGAAGTTGAAAAGAGAATATCTGACTTAGTAGCTGAAGCTGCACAAAGAGTTGCAATTACATCTCAAGCTAGACAACAACAAGCTAGAATACAAGAACAACAACAAGACCCATTACTGCAAATGAAAGATAGAGAGATTGCAGTTAAAGAAGCTGATGTACAAAGAAAGATTGCTGTTGATTCTGCGAAGCTACAACTTGATGCAGAGAAAGCAGAAAATAGAGATGAAATAGAAAGAGAAAGGATTTCATCACAAGAGCAAATTGCTGGCGTTAAGATAGGTCAGGATATTGCTAGAGATTTGCTAGAACTTGAAGAGCGTACAGATAGCAAAAAGCGAGAGGATTACAAATTAGGACTTGACATAGCCAAAGAGTTGGTTCAAAGTGCTAAGGATAATGGCGATTGATTTCAAAGAGCAATCACTTTCAGAGTTTCTGAAAGATAGACTTGGCGAGATTAAAAGCGAACACAGAGACCATTTGAGTGCAGGAAACTTAAAAGACTTTGCTGAATACAAAAGGTTCTCTGGAATAATCGAGGGCATTGCCCTTGCAGAAAGAGAGTTGGCTGACTGGATAGACAGACATACTCGTGAATAGGAACTCGACTCCTAAAGTCGTGCAAGCAATATGACAGAAGCAATTAAGAAAGAAATCACACCACCTGTAGAAGAAGATAAAAGGAAACAATTACCTGAACCTAAAGGATGGAAGATTTTAGTTGCTATGCCACAAGCAGATGAAAAAACTGATGGTGGTATTATCAAAGCATCTACCACAATAAGAGATGAAGAAGTATCTAATATTTGTGGTTATGTTATGAAACTAGGACCAGATGCGTATAAGGATACAAAAAGATTTTCAGAGCCTTGGTGTAAGAAAGGTGACTGGGTAATCTTTAGAGCTTACTCTGGAACTAGGATAGTAATGTATGGACAAGAGTTTCGTTTAATAAATGACGATACTGTGGAAGCAGTCGTTGATGACCCAACAGGAGTAGTAAGAGCATGAGCGAAACAGAAATAATACATGAAGAACCTAATATACCTGATACACCAATAACCTCAGAAGAAGATAAATTCTTTGGCAAAACTACTGAAGTAGATGCCTCTATGGTAGAAGGTTTAGAAGTAGAGGTTGTAGACGATACACCTGAAGAAGATAGGAGACCGCCTAAAGACGAAACTGCAGAAACAGAAGTTTCAGATGATGCACTTGATGCAGAGATAACTGATTATTCTAAAAGAGCAGGCGATAGAATTAATAAGCTTAAGTATGACTTTCATGAAGAGCGTAGAGCTAAAGAAGCTGCGCAAAGAGAGTCACAAGAAGCTGTAGCAAGATTACAAACCTTGATGAATGAAAACCAAAAGCTACAAGCTTTTGTAGACCAAGGTGGAGAAGTCTTAAACAAACAAGCAGCTAACAATGCTTTGTGGGCAAAACAAAATGCACAAGCAATGTACAAGACTGCTTATGAAGCTGGCGATGCAGATAAAATGGCAGAGGCTCAAGAGCTTTTATCCAAAGCTGTGCTAGCAGAACAGACAGCCACTAACATGGCAACCAATGTTCAACAAGAGATTGAAAAAGAATTAGTGATACCTGAAGCTGAAGAAACTTCTCAGCCACAACAGGTAGACCCTGAATTACAAAAGTGGGCAGCTAAGAACCCTTGGTTTATGGGAAGCGAGCCAGTTCATAAAGAGATGACTAGCTATGCAATGTATGTAGACCAAAACATAAAAGCCAAAGGAATAGACCCCATTGCTCAAGCTGATAAATACTACGAAGAAGTAGATATAGCTATGAGAAACCAGTTTCCAAATTTTTTTGGAGTTGCTACTGAAAGTGTGGAAGCACCAGAAGAGCCAACAAAAAGACAACCTTCAACAGTTGTCGCAACTGCATCGAGAGAAAGCAGTAATAAAAAACCCTCGCAAGTACGATTGACTCAGACACAAGTTAGGCTAGCTCGCCAACTTGGAATTAGTCCTGAGCAATATGCAAATCAATTATTAAAGGAGGCAACATAATGTCTGACGAAAATAAAACTGAAGAGATTATTGAATCTCCAAATCAAGAGCGTTCCCCTAGGGGATTAGATAGTCGAGAGGCTACCCAGAGAAAAATGAACTGGGAAAATGAAAGTAACCTACCTGACCCTGAGCCACAAGATGGCTGGGTTTTCAGATGGATTAGAACTTCTCTTTTAGGGAATAGTGATAATCCTAATGTATCAAGAAGGTTTCGTGAAGGATGGCAACCTTGTCGTTTGGAGGACCACCCTGAGCTTCAGGTACATATGATGGACCATCAATCTGAATGGGCAACTAAAGGTAATATTGAAATCGCTGGTTTATTGCTATGCAAAATACCAAAGGAAGTTGTAGACGAAAGGAACAAGCACTTTGAAAATATTGCACAGCAACAAATAGAAGCAGTTGATAATACCTTTTTTAAAGACCAAGATAGTAGGATGGCTACTAAAGAAGTATATGAACGCAAATCAAAAACGACTTTTGGTAAAGACTCTTAGAGTCTAATTTAATAATTTTTTTCTGCAATATTGCAGAGGAGTAAAATACTATGGCTTCAACAGCTTCACCTATGGGTGCAAGACCAGTAGGCTCTTTAGTATCGGCTGCTTATAATGCAAAGATTACTCACTATAAAATTGCTAATGCTTTTGGCACAGATATTTTTTATGGTGACTTTGTTAAGTGGGCAGATAACAACCCAAACACTACAATCCAAAAGGATACTGGCACAACTGCCATGACTCCTATTGGAGTATTTTTAGGTTGTTCCTATACTGACCCTTCAACTGGTCAAACGACTTTTAATCAATATTACCCAGCATCAACTGCTGCGGATGATATTATGGCATATGTTGCTTCTGACCCATTCTTAGTAATGCAGATGCAATCTGACGAAGCTCTTACTCAAGATGACTTGGGCAAGAATGTCGCAGTTGTTCAAACCGCAGGCTCAACAGCTATCGGCACAAGCAAAAATGCAATCGATGGGAGTACAGCAAACACTACCAATACACTACCTTTAAAGATTATCGACTTTGTCGAAGGTCCTGATAGTGCGATTGGTGATGCAAAAACTGATGTACTCGTAATGTTTAATGTAGGACATCAGTTGTTAAACGCAACTGGTATCGGTTAAGGAGAATAAATTATGGCTGCTATTTCAAGAGCAAATGAGTTAAAGCAACTCCTACCGGGATTAAATGCCCTCTTTGGCGAAGAGTACGCAACTCATGACAATGAGCATGAGGAAATCTATACAACTGAAAACTCTGAAAGAAGTTTTGAAGAAGAGTTAAAGCTGTCAGGATTTGGTGCTGCTCCAGTAAAAGACGAAGGTTCGGCTATCACTTATGATACTGCACAAGAGTCTTTTGTCGCTAGATATACACACGAAACTATAGCAATGGGATTTGCTGTAACAGAAGAAGCAATGGAGGATAACCTCTATGTGCAACTTTCTGCCAGATATACCAAAGCTTTGGCTCGTGCTATGGCGTACACAAAACAAGTGAAAGCTGCATTACCACTTAACAATGGTTTTAGTTCTTTCCAAAGTGGTGATGGTGTAAGTTTATTTAATACAGCACACCCACTTGTTAATGGTGGTACAAACTCAAACAGACCAACAACTGGTGCAGATTTGAACGAAGCTTCTTTAGAAGATGCTATTATTCAAATTGGTAAGTACACAGATGAAAGAGGTCTTAAGATTGCTGCTAGAGCAAGAAAGTTAATCATACCTTCTGAGCTTCAATTCGTAGCAACTAGACTACTTCAAAGTGACTACAGAGTTGGAACTGCAGATAATGACATCAATGCAATCAAAACTAATGGAGTAATTCCTGAAGGTTTTGTTGTAAATCATTACCTGACTGACACTAACGCTTTCTTCATTACTACAGATATTCCTGATGGAATGAAGCACTTCGTTAGAAGTCCAATGACAACCAGCATGGATGGTGACTTCGAGACTGGAAATGTTAGATATAAAGCTAGAGAAAGATACTCCTTTGGTGTATCAGACCCTCTAGGCATCTACGCAAGTCCGGGAGCGAGCTAATAGAATTTAGGGGAGACTTCGGTCTCCCCTTTTTCTATATCTAGGATTTAATTAACTTCTCTATCAACTGACCTAGCAGACAACCCAAGATGATAGAGTTTTTCCTTTAAGGAGGGAATAATGGGAACAACAACATTCTCAGGACCAGTTAAAGCTGGTTCAATCAAAGACACAACTGGAACTACTGTTGGTACTGATGTATCTAATGTAGGTTCTGTCGTCATGGCACAATCTGCAGTCTTAGATATTATTGGTGCTTCTGCTGCTGACCAAGTAGTAGCTACTGTTCCAGCTAATTCACAAATCATAGATGTCATATTAAATGTAACTACTGTCAATAATGATGGTGGTGCAGCAACTGTTTCTATTGGTACATCTGCAGATGCAAATGCTTTTATTGATGGACAAAATGTAAAAGCTTTAGCAACTACTAGAGGCACTTTAGATACTGAAGCTACCGATGTAGGTTCTTCTGACATCCAAGTCTTAGCAGACTTTTCTGGAGCAAATGGAGATGGCACAACAGGTGCAGCTACAGCAACAGTCTTATATATCCAAAACAACAACTTAAGTTAAAGGTAAATTATGGCAGATGCAGTAACCAGCCAGACTATAGTAGATGGCGTAAGAAACTGTGTTATGAAGTTTACCAATGTCAGCGATGGCACAGGTGAATCTGCAGTTGCTAAAGTAGATGTTTCTACTTTAGGTACAGACAATGCAGGTCGTTCTTGTTCTGAGGTAAGAATACTCAGAGTAAGTCATGCCATCGTTGGTATGTCTGTTCAAATATTTTTTAATGCTTCTACTAATGTTTTAGTAGCAGAGCTAGCTGAAAGTAGTAATGGACATATGGATTTTAAAGACTTTGGCGGAATACCGAATAATGCAGGTAGTGGAAAGAATGGTGACGTTCTTTTTACAACCAAGGGTGCTAGTAATGGGGATACCTATTCTATTACTCTTGAAATGACAAAAATATATTCTTAAGGAGTTATTATGGCAACTAAGAAAGCAATTATTTCTACAAGTGGTTTTCCACAACAATACTTTGTTTTACAAGCAAATGAAGAAGGTATCTATGAAGTTGTATTTGGACCTGACCCTGATTTAGAAGATGCTCAAAGAAAAGCAGATGAACTAAATGGTGTCAGAGCTAGAACAGCTAAAGGTCACTATGTGGCTGATGACCCTTCAACACCTGATGTAAACGAAGCTTATGTTGGTGGCAAAACACCAAAGAAAAAAGCAACTAAGAAAAAACCCGCAGCTAAAAAGAAAGCTGCTACAAAAAAGTGAGGTAATCATGCCCGGTGGAATGATGAAAAAGAAACAGCCACAAATGTATGGCGGTGGTGGAAAGATGAAAAAACAAACTGCAGCTACTTATATGGGTGGCGGAGTTATGAAAAAGAAAGCACCTATGTCTGCAATGTTTCGTGGTGGTAAAACAGGCAAATAATGTCAGGAGCTAAGAAGGACTCTCGTTTAAAAAGAGCAGGAGTATCAGGTTATAACAAACCTAAGCGTACTCCTAATCATCCTAAGAAGTCTCATATCGTTGTTGCTAAAGAAGGCAGCAAAGTAAAAACCATTAGGTTTGGACAGAAAGGTGCTAAGACTGCAGGTAAACCAAAAGCTGGAGAGTCTGCAAGAATGAAAGCAAAACGAAAATCCTTCAAAGCTCGTCATGCAAAGAATATTAAAAAAGGTAAGATGTCAGCAGCTTACTGGGCAGACAAGGTCAAGTGGTGAGTAGACAAAAGAAATCTAAATCAAGAGTCAATGAAGCAGGTAATTACACAAAACCTACTATGCGAAAAAGACTATTTAATCAAATTAAAGCTGGCAGCAAGGGCGGTAAGCCGGGTCAATGGTCAGCGAGAAAAGCTCAAATGCTAGCTAAACGTTATAAAGAAAAAGGAGGCGGGTATAAATGAAAAAGCAACTTAGACAAGTTCCTAAAGGTAATACAGGATTGAGTAAACTTCCTGATGATGTAAGAAATAAAATGGGATTTATGAAAGATGGAGGTCCAACAAAAAAAACATCTTCAAAAAAAGTTATGATAAAGGGTGCTGATGTTTCTGCCCTGACTAAAAGACAGCAAGATACAATGAGAAAACATTCTGAACATCATACTAGTAAACATATGAAGTCTATGACTGCTATGATGAAAAAAGGCAAAACTTTTTCTCAGGCACATAAAGCAGCACAGAAAAAAGTTGGAAGTTAATGCCTTTAAAAAAATCTCAAAGGTCTCTAAAAAATTGGACTAAACAAAAATGGAGAACTAAATCAGGAAAGCCATCAGCTAAAACTGGTGAACGATATTTACCTGAAAAAGCTATAAAAGCTTTATCTTCTGCAGAATATGCAGCTACAACTAGAGCCAAAAGAAAAGGAACTAAAAAAGGCAAACAGTTTGTCAAACAACCAAAGAACATTGCAAAGAAAACAGCGAGGTACAGATGACAATATCTAGAACTAATATGCAACAGCAGATTGAAAAATCTGGTAAAAAAAAACAAAGAATAGTAACCCAAGAAAAACGAGGAGACATAACAGTAATAAGAATTAGATATGGCGACTAGCGGAACTAATACATTCAACTTAGATATAACTGAAATCATGGAGGAAGCATATGACCTCTGCGGTTTAGATTTAAGGTCAGGTGGTGATTACAATACAGCTAAGAGAGCTTTAGATTTAATTTTTCTTGAATGGCAAAATAAAGGATTAAATCTTTGGAAGGTAGAGCAAGGTAGTATTACTCTTACTGCAGGTGCTAATTTATATGATGCAGATGCTGCAGCTTTAGAAATAGTTGATGTTGTTCTAAGAACAGATGCAGGAGACCAAGATGAACAGTTTGACCAAAGACTCACAAGAATAAGTAGAACTGAATATAATCATCAAGCTAAAAAACTTTTGCAATCTAAACCTACTCAATATTATGTAGACAAAGGTTTGACTTTAAAGATTGGAGTATGGGCAACACCTGATTCTGCACAAACATATACTTTGATATATGACTTTATAAAAAAAATTGAAGATGCAGGAACTAATGCTAGCTTAACTACAGATGTGCCAGCAAGATATTTACCATGTTTAACTTATGCTTTGGCATTTAACATTGCTTGTAAGAATGAACAATCTCAAGCTAGAGTTCCTATGATTAAAGCAAGATATGATGAATTATGGAAAGAAGTTTCTGAAGCTGATAGAGAAAGAGCTTCAGTAAAATTTGTTCCTAATATGAATAGCTACTAATTATGGCATATGCAGTAGGCAAAAAAGCTTTAGGTATCTGTGATAGATGTGGATTTACTTATAAGCTTTCTGAACTAAAATATGAAGTACAAGACCAAAAGAGAACTGGTAATAGAGTTTGCACATATTGTTTAGACCCTGACCATCCTCAGTTTCGTTTAGGCGAAGTTGATACTTCAGATTCAATAGGTTTGTTTAATCCTAGACCAGATACAAATAGAAAAGATTTTGCTTCTTATTATGGTTTTAATCCTGTTAATAGCACAGGCTCTGCACTTCAAGCAAAATTAGGTAAAGTAGTTATAACTGGTGCTGAAGCAAGCGGTGGCGGTGGTGGAGCTAGTTCTGTTAATATTAACGTATCATTGACTGGTAATAGTTTAACTAGTCTCCTAGGTTCTTATACAGTTCTTCATAATTCAAGTATTAATTTAGTTTCAGGCAATCAAGCATTAGGACAATTAGGAACATTAGATGTAAATGCGGGAACTACTTATACAGTTACAGTAGCATCTTTTGGAGGCGGTAATAGATTTTATATAGATGGAGTTGTTTATCCAACACTAAATTTATCAGAAGGACAAACATATACATTTGACCAATCTGATGCTTCTAATAATAATCACCCATTAAGATTTTCTACAACTTCTAATGGTACTCATGCGGGAGGAACAGAATATACTACAGGAGTGACAACTGTAGGAACTCCCGGAAATGCAGGAGCTTATACTAGAATAACTGTTGCTGTAGGAACACCAACACTTTATTACTATTGCACTAATCACTCAGGTATGGGTGGTCAAGCAAATACCCCATAAAAATATGACATATACTGAATTACAAACTCTTATCAAAAACTATTTGGAAAATTCTGAAACTACTTTTGTAGGAGATTTGCCACAGATTATTAAACAAGCAGAAGAAAGAATATTAAAATCTGTAAGACTTCCTAACTTTAGAAAGAATGTAACAGGTGCTTTAACTTCTGGAAATCAGTTTTTAACAACGCCATCTGACTTTTTAGATAATTTTTCTCTTGCTGTTATTGCTAATAACAATATGGACTTTCTTTATTTTAGAGATGTAAATTTTATTAGAGAAGCTTTTCCAAATACAACAACTCAAGGAGTTCCAAAACATTATGCACTATACGATGATAATTCCTTTATTGTTGCTCCTGTTCCTGACCAGAATTATTCAGTTGAACTACACTACTTTTATAGACCTGCTTCAATAACCGCAGGAGCAGGTAGTGGTACAACATGGCTATCAGAAAATGCTTCAAATGCTTTGCTATATGGTTGTCTTATTGAAGCTTACATTTATATGAAGGGTAATCCAGAATTACAAGCTGAATATGAAAAAAGATATTTTCAAGCAATATCAAGGTTGCAAAATCTTGGTGAAGCAGATAATACTATTGATACATATAGCAATGGTACATTTACTAGAGAGAGAAGTTAATGATTAGTGTAGATACAAAACCAGAAGTAGGAAGCGTAAATGTTGTGGCAACAGAAAACACAGGATTAAGTCCTGAATATTGGACTGAAAGAATACTTGAAAGATTAATTTCTATTAGTGATAGTGCAGACCCAATGGTCAAAGCACAAGCTGATGCTTTTAGAAATAGTATTGCTCAAGTAATTTTAATATATATGAGACAAGCTATAGCTTCTGATAGAAGCACAGTAGCAGGTCTTTTAGAAAAACAAGGTCATAAAGATATGGCTGATATTATAAGGAGGCTGTAATGGCAATATCTCAAGCGATGTGTACATCATTTAAAAAAGAACTTTTAGAAGGTGTGCATAATTTTAAAAACTCAGGCGGTAGTACATTTAACTTAGCACTATATACAAGTAGTGCTTCTTTGGGTGCAGCAACTACTGCATACACAACAAGTAATGAAGTTTCAGGAACAGGATATACTGCTAAAGGTGGAGCTTTAACTAGAGTAGACCCAACCACATCTGGTACTACTGCATTTACTGACTTTGCAGATTTAACTTTTAGTAGTTCAACTATTACTGCTAATGGTGCATTAATATTTAATGACTCAGCATCTAATGATGCTGCAGTTGCAGTATTGGCTTTTGGTGGAGATAAGACTTCTACTAATGGAGACTTTACAATTCAATTTCCAACAGCAGATGCTTCAAACGCTATAATTAGAATAGCTTAATGGCATTTATTCTTAGCGATAGAGTTAAGGAAACAACAACCACAACAGGCACTAGCACAGTAAATTTAGCAGGTGCTGAAACAGGTTTTGAATCTTTTGTAGCAGGTATTGGTAATTCTAATACTACTTACTACGCTATCGTTCATCAAACTGCAGATGAATTTGAAGTAGGAATTGGCACAGTTACTGATGCTTCTCCAGACACTTTAAGTAGAACTACTATAATAAGTAGCTCTAACTCTGACTCTGCAGTTAATTTTTCTGCTGGAACTAAAGATGTTTTTTGTACTTTACCTGCAAGTAAAACTGTTTTCTTTGACGAAAGCTCTGGAAGTTCAGATGTAGCTATAGGAGATAGAGGTACTAATCCTATGGGATTAGGCATTACAGGAACAGTTCTTGCTGTAACAGAAGGAACAAATGTAGCTAGTATACAAATGGATGGAAACCAAGCTTCTAGAATTGACATGGGTTCTGGTCCGGGAAATAGAAACTTTATAATTTATTCTGATAGTTCTCTTTATGCAGAGCTTAAAAGAACAACTAATCACCCAATTCTTTTTGCAACAAATAATACAGAAAGAATGAGACTTTTAGGGGGTGGTGGATTACAACTTGCTGCTGGTAATGATATATCTAATGCTTCTGGTTCTATGACTATTGATGTCGCAGATAATTTATCTTTAGATGCAGATGGTGGAAATATAGCTTTAAAAGATGCAGGAACTCAATGGGGTAATTTTGCGAACAACAGTAGTGATTTTGACATAGATGCTGTTATTCAAGATAAAGACATAAAATTTAATGGTAATGATGGCGGCTCAACTATAACTGCACTAAGACTTGATATGTCAGATGCAGGTAGAGCTTTGTTTAATGGCTCTGTTGATATTGGTGGAGGTTTAATTACAAGAACAGGAGATTTAACTTTAGATGTATCTGGAGATATTATTCTTGATGCAGATGGCGAAAATATAAAATTTCTTGATGGTGGTACTGAAAGAGGTCAAATAGATTTAGGTTCAGCAAACTTTACACTTCGTGCTTCTACGTCAGATAAAGACATGATATTTAGAGTTAATGATGGGGGAACTGAAATAACAGCATTGACTATAGATGCTTCAGAGGCAGGTGCTGCAACCTTTAATAACAACGTCACAGCTTTTTCAGATGCAAGACTAAAAAATAATATTGAAACTATAGAAAATGGTTTAGATAAAATAGAACAACTTAGAGGTGTCACTTACATCAGAGATGAAAAAGAAAGCATAGGTGTTATTGCTCAAGAAGTAGAAAAGATATTACCAGAAATTGTATTAACTGCTGATGATGAAATGGGTACTAAGTCTGTAGATTACAGCAGATTAACAGCAGTCTTAATTGAAGCTGTAAAAGATTTATCAGCTAGAGTAAAAGAATTAGAGGATAAGTAATGGCATTACCATCATCAGGAGCAATAGATTTAAATGCAATTCATGTTGAAGCAGGAGGAACTTCTGGAACAACTTGTTCAATGAATGATTCTGATATAAGAGATATAGGAGATTTTTCTGCTAATACTTCAAGAGGATTGAATGCTTGGTATGGCAAAAAAGCTAAATGGATTATAACTATGTCCACAGGACAAACAACTGTAAATACAGCAGGAAGTGATTATGTAGCTGCTAATACAGAAAGATATAGAGGATATAATGGCTCAAATGGTACAAGACCTTCAGGTACTGATACTTATGGCTCTTTGAATGATTATCAAGATGCAGACTATTTAAACAACAAAACTATATATGCTTTTGCTGCTAATGGAAGTTCATCTTCAGCTCAACCTGCAGCAACTATAATGATTTTACAATGTGCAGATGGGTGTGCAAATACAGATGCTGCTTTTAAAAAAGTTAAAGTTAATAGCTCCACTTACAACAGAAGTGATGCGACTTATTCCGACAGCACTTTTGAACAATGGAATTGGAGTTTAGGAACGCAAACTGTACCTAACAATACAACAGGAGCAATATCTCCTATATCTGCTCCCGGCTCAAACACAATTATTACTTTTATTGGACAGTAGTGAGCAAGATAGAACTAGAACAATTTGTAAAAGTTCAAGGACAAGCTAGAAAAGATTATTCAACAGATGTAGCAATTAACAATGATGTTGATGAAGATGACAAACCTTTTCAAAGATTATCTATGTGGGTTACAGACCCTGTATCTAAAGAAGATATTAGATTTGAATGGAATAAAACAGATAGTGCTGCAGCTCTTACTAAAGAAGATAATAAATGTTCTATAGATAGTGATGATGTCATTTACTATCAAAAAAATTGGGAAGTTGAAACATATAAAAACTTTCTTAATGATTCAACTCTTGTTCCTCCTGACCCAGAACTTGATGATTACAATATTAGAAATAATATGGCTGTGCCGAAAAATCCAAATACTTATGATGAAGTTTATGTGAATAAACAATTAGTTAGAACAGACTACAATATTGGTTTATGGCAAGCACAACCAATGATAGATGAAGTTGAAAAAGTTTTTGGAAAAGATAGAGATTGGAAACAAAATAGATTTAATATTATTGGCACTTATACTGCACATGAAGATGCACCATTAAGACCTCCTTATACAAATGAAAAAACTTATAGTTGGTACAATGTTTTTATAGAAATGCCAGATGAAACTCTAGCAGAGTACAATGTACCTAAAGTTGGCTATACATATAATGGTTGGCATGCAATAAAATATAATGTTGTATCTGGGAAAAAACAATTAAAGGTTGTTATTCAAGATGATGAATTTACAAGCAACTATCAAAAACACCCAGACACATTTATACCTAGACCCCCTGTACCATACTATGCAAATAAAAGTCATTTCTTTGCAAAAATATTTAATGAAGATGGTACAGAAGCAGATGAGTATGATGTTTTTTTTGTAACTACTCTAGATATTATGAAGGAGTTTTGTGCAGAACATGGTCATCCATTTCCTATACCGGAAGAAAGAGAAAATGATTTTATATGGATTTATGGAATTGTTTATGACAAAAATACTTTAGAAGTAAAACAAGTAAAAGGATATGTTAGATATCCTACTGATGGAAATGAATGGCTTTAAACTAGATACAAGTAAAGCAGATAAAAAGTTTTACAAAAAAATCGAAGAAGAAAAAAAACTAAGAAAAGAATTTAAAAAAAAATTTTGTAATTAATTATGTTTGGATTATCAACATTTGCACAAGCACCCTTTGCATCTTTAGGAACAACAGTTGGTCCAGATATGATAGTAAATGTTGCAACTAATGCAGCAGTAATGTCTGTAGGAACAGTCGTAATAAGTGCAAGTGCAACACTACATGAATTTATTTCTGGAGTAGAAGCAACATCTGGATTAGGAACTACAACATTTGCAGCTACTACGACACCACCTATAACAGGAGTATCAGCAACAGGTGCAGTTGGCAACCTAGAAAATATTGCAGGTGCAGTTGTAAATGTTACGAATGTAGTTGGTAACATGGCGTTAGGAAATGCTGTTGTATTTGGTGGTGCAGTTCAAGGTGTTTCAAGTTCAGGTAAAACTGCAGCTTTAGGAGACGAAATAATAATTGCAGATTGTAATGTAACTGCAGCACAAATAGGAAGTGTATCTGCTACTACAGCTTTAGGTAACGAATCTTTAATTACAGAAAATAAAATTATACCTACAGGTGTATTAGCAACATCTTCGTTAGGAGATGAAACTATATCAGGAAATGCAACTATAACTCCTAATGGTATAGCACTAATAGGTTCTATAAGTAGTGTAAGAGTTTGGAGTGATGTTGATGATAGTCAGACTTCAAACTTTACACCTGTCAATGACTCACAAACTCCTAACTGGAGTACAGTTAATGATACTCAAAATCCAGATTGGAATGAGGTCGCATAAATAAAGAGGTAAATTATGCCAAGTTATGATAACGATTTAGTATTAACCGAACTAGCTACAGGTGAAGGTAGCGGTACATGGGGTGATACTACAAACTTAAATTTAGAATTAATAGGAGAAGCTTTCTCTTATGGCACAGGAGCAACTTTTGACTCTGATGCAAATAAAACTGTAACTGTAGACCAAGCTTCAAATTTATATAGAAGAATGTTTATTGATGTAACATCTTCTGCAACATTATCTGCAACAAGAACTTTAGAAATAAATCCAACTACCATGTCAAAAACTATGGTAATTAAAAATTCTACAAGTGGTAGTCAATCAATAATAATCAAACAAGGTAGTGGAGCTACTGTCACTATAGGTAATGGTTTGTCTAAAATGGTTGTTCTTACAGGTTCAGGTTCAGGAGCAGCAGTTATAGATGTTTTAGGCTCTATTGATTTAGGTGCAAACGCTAAAATAAATGGCGGACAGTTTGGTATCACAGCAGATGAAACAGCAACCTTTACTAATAAAACTATAAATGGTGCTAACAACACAATAACTATAGCAGATTCAAGTATTGCTAGTAATGCTGCAATAGATGCCTCTAAGATAGCTAATGGTAATGTTTCAAATGCAGAGTTTCAGTATTTAGATGGTGTAACTTCATCTATACAAAGTCAATTAGATTCAGCAGTAAATTTTGGTAATAATTCTTGGATTACTTCTGCAGAAGGTAGAGAAAGATTTTATTTTGCAACTAACAGTAACACTATAATAAAATACGATGGAAATTTTCGTGTTGATAATAATTCAAACGTAAGTAGATTCTCAGTTGATAATAGTGGTAATGGAGTATTTTCAGGAGATATTACAGCTTATGGCTCTCCTTCTGATATAGCTTTAAAAGAAAATGTTGATGTAATAGATAACGCCTTAGAAAAAGTAAATCAACTGAAAGGGATTACTTATGATTTGAAATCAGATGGTAATAGATTAACAGGATTAGTTGCTCAAGATTTACAAGAAGTTTTGCCAGAAGCTGTTTATACACATAAAGATATAGAAACCAAAGAAGAACATTTAGCTATAAGATATGGCAATACTGTTGGTCTTTTGGTTGAGGCAATCAAAGAATTATCAGAAGAAGTTAAAACATTAAAGGAAAATAAATAATGCCTTTTGCTCAAAATACAACATTACCTTCATCTGGCTCTATAAGTTTAAATCAAATTCATGTTGAGTCTGGCGGAAGTAGCGGTACAACAATAAATTTTAATAATCGAAGAATAAGAAACCTTACAGGATTTAAAAAAAGTTCATCAGGAGCTAAAAGTTTTAGTCAATGTCGAGGAGCTTATATGGACGGATTACCTGCTAGTACACAAAATTGTATTGTACGAGATAATGTAGTTCAAGGACAAAATGGAGCATCTAGGGGATATTATCAAGGCAGACCATATATAGATGCAGGAGTAGTAAATATAGGAGCAAATACAAGCTCAGTAATAAGATATTATGCCGCTTCTGATTGGGAAGATGAAGGAGAAGGAGATTACGATTTTAGTTTTGCCATAGTGGCGGTAGCTCCAGGATATGGTGGCGGAGCAAGTTTTTCTCATAATGCTACTACAGGAGATATATCTGGTACTAATGGTTATTGCAGAGTTGTTAAAACAGCATCAGGTGGCGAAGCCGCTACAGGTAGTATTGAAAATGAATTTAGCGAACAGGAACTTCGTTTTGCTCTAACAAGTCAATATCCTTGGGGTATAACTGTTGATTAATGGAAAAGCTTTTTTCTATTAATGCAGATGTCTTTGTTGAAAAACTAAATCCTATAACTCAAGCTAGATGGGAAGTTTGGACTAAAAGAAGAGGTGGTTGCCATGAAGATACTCGTTGTATACCTCTCAAGTGGGCAGCTAATAAAGTAAAGTTTGAGCCAAACGAAACAAATGAATTTAATCAAATAGAATATCACGAAGAATATATTTTATTTGCTAATGAACTAGATGATATAAATAGAAAGCTTGATAGCATTCATGGACCTGCAAAATTAATTAATGCTGTATTTATAAAACTTTTATCAGGCTGTAGTGTTCGAGAACACCAAGATACGCCAAGTGGTAGAGAAAATATTTTTTCTAAAACAAGAAGATACCATATACCAATCATTACCAATCCAAAGGTTTTTATGAAATGTTTAGATACAGATTATTATCTTGAAAAGGGTAATGTTTATGAATTAGAAAATACAAAAAATCATGGCGTTAGAAACGAAAGCGAAATAGATAGAATACATTTAGTAATAGATAGACTACCTTACAAATAAATATGAGCAACGAGGCACTTAATAAAATACATTCACACGAAAGAGAATGTTCAATTAGATACGAAAACATAGAGAAAAGACTTGACGAGGGCAACAAAAGGTTTGTTCGCATAGAGCTTTTGATTGTTGGCTTATATGCAACAATGGCATCTATAGAGGTTTTAGCGAGGGTAATATGAGAATATTTTTAACAGAGTTTACTTACAAAGGCGAAACTCATGATGGTCCAGATATTATTGCAGAGAGTAGAGAAATAGCAGAAAAAACTGCCAAAAGAAAAGGAGTCACAGTTATTGGAGAGTTAGACTCACTTCTTGCAATAGAAGATGATAGCAAAGAAGTTTCTATGCACTAATGGATAATGACCTCCTAATAGGCATAGGTATCAATCTTTTATTTTTATTAGGTCTTATTAGTTTAAAAATATGGGCAGATAGAAGAGTAGAAAGAAATATGAAAGCTTATCTAAAATATTTAAAAGAGAAAAGGAAATACAATGTATGAATATAAATGCACAGTAGATAGAGTTGTTGATGGTGATACTATAGATGTGACACTAGATTTAGGTTTTTCTGTCCTTTATAAAACAAGAGTAAGACTCTTTGGAATTGATACACCTGAGTCAAGAACTAGAGATAAAGACGAAAAAGCTAGAGGCAAAATGTCTGCAGCTTTTTTAAAAATGGCTGTTGAAGGTGCAGATACAGTTGTAATAAGAACTAAACTTAGAGATTCAAAAGGTAAGTTTGGCAGAGTATTAGGAACAGTTGTTTGTGATGGAGAAGATGTAAACGAAGCAATGGTAGATGCACACTTAGCAGCAAAATACTTTGGACAAAACAAAACAGCAATAGAAGCTGTACATCAAGCTAATAGAACCAAGCTAATTGAAATGGGTCTCTTTGAGCCAGTAGATGGATGATATTGTAAGACTAATAACCGAGTTAGGATTTCCTGTTGCTGCAGCATTAGGACTTGGTATTTTTGTTTGGAAGCTTATAAATAGAATTATAGATGGCATGGAATCTAAAATAGATGTAGTTGATGATAAAGTAAATGAACAGCTAAAAGCTATGGAAGGCAGATTGCAACAAAAGTTAGATGCACAACAAGGTATACTTGTATCACTTATAGACAGAGTAAGAAGTGTAGATAATGAAATAATTAGGCAAGACACTTTATTAAAGACTATGTTAGGTGTACCGCAATTAGTACAAAAGGATAAAATAGCAAAGGCAGATAGAGATGACCAAAGAAAAGATTAAAAGAAAAAGAGGCAGACCTACAAATGCAGAAGTAGCTGCCAGAAAAAGAGCAGAGCAAAAAGATTTAGCTTTAATTATTTGTATGTATGTTGGCTTGTTTATTGTTATAGCTTTTTGTGTAAATCTTGCACTAGCTAGTGAAATGACTTTTAAATTTAAGTCTCCTAGTTTTTCTGGTGTCAATACATCACAACATTATTTAACAATAGAAAATCAAGAACATACTAGATACAAAACTATACAAGAAGAAATAGAAGCTTTAGTAGAACAAGCAGAAAGAGATGAACAAAATACCACTACAGCTAGATTTATAAGAAATTTTGAAACTAGAGTTTATGCAAAGCTTTCACAACAACTTGTAGAAAAATTATTTGGAGAGACTCCACAAGATAATGGAACAATAGAGTTAGAGGGAAACACTATTGATTATAAGGTAGACACTACAAATATTACACTAACAGTTACTAATGAAGATAATAAACAAACAGTTATTACTTTTCCTCTCAATAGTTTTACTTTCTAGCTGTACAGTTTTTAATGATGATGCTTTGCCTAATCAAGAAATATCAAAGTATCCTGAAAGGGTTGGTGTTATTAATAAAAAAATTACTGCAACGCCTGCTGCCAAAAAGAAACCTATAGTTGCTGTATATCCAACTTCGTTTACAGACCAAACTGGACAAAGAAGAAGTAATAATAGTTTTGCAACATTTAGTACAGCAGTTACACAAGCACCTTATGTTTTGCTTATAAAGACATTAAAAGAAGTTTCAGGTGGAGAGTTTTTTGAAGTTGTAGAAAGAGTAGGTTTAGATAATCTTACAAAAGAAAGACAGCTTATAAGAAGCACAAGAGAATCTTTTGATGACCCACAAAAGCTAAAGCCATTAATGTTTGCAGGTCTGATAATGGAAGGTGCAATTATAGGTTATGAAACTAATACTAGAAGCGGTGGTAGAGGTGCAAGGTTATTAGGCATAGGTGCTTCTAAAGAGTATAAACAAGATACTGTAACTTTATCATTAAGAACTGTATCTGTATTAACAGGCAGAGTATTGATAGAAGTTTCTATAACAAAAAGTATTCTTAGTGTTGGCACAAATCAAGATGGATTTAGATTTATAGAAAATAGAACAGAGCTAATAGAAATAGAAAATGGTGATGTTGAAAATGAAAGCGTTACAATAGCATTGCAGTCTGCTATAGAAGAAGCAATATTAGCTACTATAGAAAAAGGAATTCAAAAAAATTTTTGGAGTTATAAAGAATGATAAAACTATTACCAGTTATATTTTTGTTATCAATAAATATTTTTGTTGCAGATAATGAAATATCTATTGACCAAACTGGAGCTACAGCTAATTTAGATATAGAGCAATTAGGTTCTGGAAACTTAATTGGCGGTTCAACTGCAACTGCTGGTTCGATGACTGCTTTAGATTTAGATGGTGCAACAATGACTTTGGACATCAACCAACTAGGTAACTCTAATTTATTTAGAGGCGATATATATGCAGATAGCTATACAGGTTTCTTTGAATTTACAGGAGATTCCAATACATTTGCTATGCAAACAGACCCAGATAACACTTATGGTGCAGATAGTTCAAATGTAAATGTACAGGTATCTGGCTCTTCAAATGCTTTTATTTTGAACCAAGCTACTAATGCAATGGCATCTACACTAGATTTAGATTGGACTATTAATGGTTCAAATAACAGCATAACATCTTCTATTGACCAAGACTTAGCTACAAACTATATGAACATTAGTGGCTCTGATAATACAGTTACTTTTGATGGAGATGGCTACCAAGGTGCATATTTTCATCTGACTCATACTGGAGGCTCTAGAACTATAAATGTTACACAACAAAGTACACTTGATAATGACTGGCTTAAGATTACTTCTTCTGGTTCTAATGGTACTTTCTGTGTCAATCAAAACGACCAAGGCACTAGCACAAGTTGTTGATATAGGAACTGTAGAACAAGTATCAGGATATGCTCGGATAGAAAGAGATAAGAACTATGATGTAGTTACTGATTTTGGAATTCAGTCTTACGATAAAGCACAAACCGAAGCTGGTCGTATGGGCATAAGATTTGTTGATGATACAACTATAAGAATTACAGAACACTCTATGGTTGTTATAGACGAGTTTGTTTTTGACCCAAATCCAGATAACTCAAAGTTAGCTTTGAATTTTGTAAAAGGCACAGCTAGATTTACTTCAAGTCTAACTAATGCAATATCAAAAAAAAATATTAAATTAAAAACCAACTCTGCTGTAGTTGGTATACGAGGCACAGATTTTACAATTACAGTAGAACCTGATACTGGTAAAAGTTTATTTATATTATTACCAGATGAAAATGGTAATCCTTCTGGAGAAATATCAGTTACAACTGCTATTGGAACAGTCATATTAAATAAACCATATCAAGCAACAACGACTAGAGTTTATGAAGCTATGCCAAGTAAACCAGTTATATTAGATTTGTCTTTAGATTTTATAAATAATATGTTGTTGATTGCACCACCAGAAGAAGATAAAGAACAAGAAGAAGAGCAATCAGAAAGCAAGCAAGATGATAACTTGTTAGATTTTGGTGAATTAGATATTGATTATTTAGCCGATGACTCTTTAGATAAAGACGAATTAGAATTTACAGAATTAGATTATGATGCTTTGAATGTAAATTTTTTAGAAGATTTGCTTGATATAATTACAGAGCTTGATGTTTTAGATAATGAAGAAGAACTTACTCAAACAATATCTGCTGTAAATATAGAAGGCACAAGTATAGGACAAGACCAAAAAACACAGATAACAACAGTAGTTTCAGGTCAGGAAATAAAACTTACAAGAGAAGTTGCACAATCAACATCTATACAAATAGATAGTGGAGAAAGTTATTTAGTTGTACTAGAACAAGATGGAGTAATGAATCAAGTAAAAGTAAATGGTGGAGGGTCATCAGTAATAGTGATAAGACAAAGTCAATGAAAAAAATATTATTAACAATAATTACATTTGCATTTTTATTAGGTTGTACAGAAACAATCGTAGCTTATGATGAAGCTACAAATAATTTTATTATGAAGCAAGGCAAACCAACTGCAGGAACAATTACTGTAGATAAGAATGATAACTGTCAAGTAGTTGATGGCATCTTTGTGGTGTGTGGTCAATGAGTAAAATACTTTTAGGAGTTATAACAGTTTTGGTTTCTATATGTGGATTTTTGTATTGGCAAAATTCTTCTCTTCAATCTTTAAACAGAGCATATGAGTTAAGAGACCAAGAACAAAAAGAAGCTATAGAAAGTATGCAGCAAGATTTTGAAATGCAAACACGAGGATTAGTAGAACTTCAATCAAGAAATCAAGAAATCCAACTAGAGATGAATAGGTATCTTGATATTTTTAAAAGACACAATCTTAGCAAGCTAGCAGCAGCTAAACCGGGGTTGATAGAAAAGAGGGTGAACAATGGAACTAAAGAAGTATTTGATGGTATTGAAGCAGATAGTCGTATTATTGATGGTCTCGATGATGGCTTACAGTTGCAGCCTGATTCCTAAACAAGTAGATGTAATAAGCAAACCTCTCAAAAGAAACATAGCTCAACCAGTTATGCCTAGGGAGATAGATTTGAACGAACCCTATTGGTTTGTAGTATCAGAGCTTAATGTTGATGAGTTTTTAGAAAGAGTAAAAAAAGAAGAAGGTCGTATAGTATTTGTAGCCATGTCAATTCCTGACTATGAGTTGATGGCTTACAATATGCAAGAACTTAAGAGGTATATAAATGAGCTTAAAGAAGTTGTGGTCTACTATAGAAAAGTCACTACCAACGAGGAATAAGAAAATGAAAATATCTAAAGAGGGTATTGCCCTTATAAAAAAATTTGAAGGCTTAGAACTTACAGCTTATCAAGATAGCGTTGGGATTTGGACTATAGGTTGGGGTCATACCAAAGATGTATTTGAAGGCATGGAAATATCTAAAGAAGAAGCTGAATCTTTTTTGACTATTGAACTAGAAGAATTTGAACAGTATGTAGAGGATTTAGTAGATGTTGAATTAGAGCAATGTCAGTTTGATGCTCTAGTATGTTGGACATATAACTTAGGACCAACAAATTTAGCTAGTTCTACAATGTTAAAAGTTTTAAATAAAGAAATGTATGAAGAAGTTCCATATCAAATGAAGAGATGGAATAAGGCTGGAGGAGAAGTATTACAAGGATTAGTAAGAAGAAGAGAGGCTGAAGCTTTACTTTTTCAAGGAGAACCTTGGCACGAAGTATAAATGGCATTAGTTAAATATCAATTTAGACCCGGAATAAATAAAGAACTTACTTCATATGCTAATGAAGGAGGTTGGCTAGACTCTGATAAAATTAGATTTAGATTTGGCAAACCTGAAAAAATAGGTGGTTGGTCTAAAAATTCAACTAATAGTTTTTTAGGAACTTGCAGAGCATTACACACTTATAAAACATCTACACTTGCAAGCTATAATGCTTTAGGCACACATCTTAAATGGTATGTGCAAGAAGGTAATTCTTTTTATGATATTACTCCTGTTGATAATACTACTGCTGCAGGTGATGTGACTTTTACAGCAACAAGTGGTTCTACAACTTTAACAGTAAATGATACATCGCATAATGCAAATCCCGGAGACTTTGTAATATTTTCAGGTGCAACAACTGTAGGTGGCAATGTGACAGCTTCTGTTCTTAATCAAGAATATCAAATACAAAGTACAACAACTAATACTTATACAATTACTTTAGCTCAAGCTTCAAACCATAGTGGTAGCGGTGGTGGTTCAAATACAGTTGGTACATATTTATATGGCTCAGGATTAGATGTTTTTGTTTCAGGTTCAGGTTGGGGTGCAGGTACATGGGGTTCAGGAACATGGGGTAGCACAAGTCCTGTTGCAGTATTTAGTCAATTAAGATTGTGGAGTATAGATAATTTCGGAGAGGATTTAGTAGCTGTTCCAAGAGGTGGACCATTGTTTGTTTGGCAAGTTGCTAATGGTGTAGCAACTAGAGCAATATTAGCTAGCTCTGTAGCTGGTGCTAGTAATTGTCCTATATCAGCTTTTCAAATTATGACTTCTGATGTTGATAGACATTTAATAGCGTTAGGATGTAATCCAATAGGAAGCAGTACAGTAGACCCATTATTTGTCAGATGGTCTGATTCTGAAAATATGTTTGATTGGACTCCATCAGCCACTAACTCTGCAGGCGGTGTTAAGTTATCATCAGGTAGTCAAATTATTGGTGCAGTACAAACCAGACAAGAAACATTAGTTTTTACAGATGCTAGTGTATTTTCTATGAGATTTGTAGGAAGTCCTTTTTACTTTTCATTTAATGAAATAGCTAGAGGAATAGGAATGATTTCACCTAAAGCTGGTGTTGCAGTTGGTGGTCAGGTATTTTTTATGGATGATGGTGCTTTTTACAGAGCGACAGGTAATATTGAAAGAATAAATTGTACTGTGCTAGACCATATATTTAGTAACATAAATAAATCACAAAGATTTAAAATTTTTGCAGGACATAATCAAACTCACAATGAAGTTATTTGGTTTTATCCTTCAGCAAGTAGTAATGAAATAGATAGATATGTGACCTATAACTATGCAGAAAAAGTTTGGAGTGTAGGCACTACTGCAGATAACTTTACTAGAACTGCTTGGAATCAAGCACCTTTGTTAGATTTTCCATTAGCAACTGGAAAGCTAGATAATACAAACAACAACTATATTTACAATCATGAAACTGGTAATACAGCAGATGGTACTGCTTTCAATGCTTATATAGAGTCTGCAGATATTGACTTAGACCCTGATGGAGAATCATTTATGTTTGTAAAAAAAGTTATACCTGATATTGAATTTTTAGGGTCAAGTAATTCTAACGATACTGTTAATTTAACTTTAAAAGGAAGAAGGTATCCTGCAGAAACTCGCTCAACTTTATCTACCATTTCTCTTACTCCTTCAACTCAATTTACAAATACTAGAGGCAGAACAAGACAAGTATCTTTGCGTATAGAAAATAATGGTGGTGATTTTGGTTGGAGATTAGGAGACTCTAGATTTGATATTAAAACTGATGGAAGAAAATAATGGCTGCTAAATCTTCACCACCTTTACCTTTGCCAAACAATGAATATGAAATAGACAATGAGTTGGTAACAAGAAGAACTATTGAACAAATATTGCAAGATATATTTAATGATTTAGCTGCAATAGATAATATGAAAACTGCAGCTTTATCTAAAGCAATAAAGAGGCATCAATTTTTATTAATGGGTACAAAAGGTAATGTCTGATACTTTAAAGATACTAGGGCAAATAGCTCCAAACGCAACAACAGAAACAGATTTATATGTTGTGCCTGCATCTAATCAGACTACTGTTAGTTCAATAGTAATAGCAAATAGAGATTCAGGAGCAGCTACATATAGACTTTCAGTATCTGCTACTGGTGCTGCAACATCTAACAAAGATTTTTTAATTTATGATAAAGCATTAAGTGGTAATACAACTGACACAATAGTCATTGGTATTACTCTTAATGAAACTGATAAAATAAGGGCATATGCATCTACAGCTAATTTAAGCTTCAATGCATTTGGCTGTGAAACATCCGAGGACTAATATGAATAAAATTCAAAGCCAAGTTAAAAACATAGCTTCTAGAGGAAGATATGGAGACACTACTCTTGTGCATATGAACCCAACTGAAGTTGCTGGGTTAGCACAAATGGGTGCAATGACTATTAATCCACAAACTGGATTAGCTGAAGCTTTTGGTTTTAAAGACTTGATACCTATTGCTGCAAGTATTGTAGGTGGTGTATTTGGTGGACCAGTAGGTGCTGGTCTTGGCTCAGGTCTTGCAACCGGAATACTAGAAGGCGATTTGAAAAAAGGAATTGCAGCAGGTCTTACATCATATGGTTTTGGCTCTATATTACAAGGTGCTGGTGCTGCTGCTAAAGGTGCAGAAGCTGCATCAAAAGTTGCAGCAGAAGGAACAGCTAAAGCTGCTGCTGAAGCTGGTGTAGAAACATTAACAGACCAAGCTTTAGGTAGTGCATTAGAAGAACTTGGCTCTGCTGGTACAGATGCTTTAGTACAAGGAACAATTGATGAAGCTTTATCAGCCACTACAAAAGCTGGTATAGCTGAAGCTTCACAAGCTGCAGGAGAAGCAGTCACAAAATCAGCATTGCAAGCTGCAAAAGATGGTTCTACCAGTTTACTAACATCTGCTAAAGATGCCTTTACTCCTGTATCAGGTTCAGAAGGTTTTGGTAAATTTACTTCTGTATTTGACAACATAGCTGCAGGTGCTTCTCAACCAGCAGCTTACTTACCTATTGGTATAGGTGGTACTTCTTTAGGAATGATGCAAGCACAAGACCAATATGAAAAAGACTTAGCAGAAGGCAATAGACAAGATTTATTAGAAAGAGAATATGAAGCTATGATGAGACCTGAGCCTATATTGTATTCAGCTACAGGAGGTCTTACACAATTTAATGATGGTGGCGATACAAAACCACAGGTAATCTCAAGACAAAAAAGACCTTATGCTGTAAATAGAGATTACATGCCCGGATTAAATCCAGAGGTTTTATACTTTGACCCAGCAACTTTAAATCCTCCAGCTACTACTGTTATGGGTAGTGCTGCACCTGAATTTCAAACTATAAATCCTAATATACCTAATGACATTTATGATAATGTTAGTAGAGGTGGTTTTGGTGTTGAAAGCATGGGAGTTCCTACGCAAAATGTTATTGACCCTTATCAAAAATATACAGGTGTAGCACCTCCAGCTTTACTAGAAAAAGAAGCTGTGCAAGCTCCAGTCGCACCTGCTGCTTTGATGACTGCAGAAAATTTAACTAATGAAGAACCTTCTTCTTCTCCTTCTATTCTTGACCAAATTACAACAAGTTTAGGAGTGCAAAATCCATTTAATATACCTAATGCAGGCGGTGCTTTTGTTCCTAAGTTTGGTGAATATCAAGGA